GCGCCTGAACCCGCTGATAACGAGCGTGTTAACGTATGGTACAATGATGTTGTTCCCCTATCAAAGTTTGATGTGGGCACTAAATCTATAGGTTTGCAAGGTATGAGTAGAGAATTCGTTTCTAATTTATTGGGAAAGAATGCTGTTATGTTTAAATCCACGCGTATGGTAAATGGCAAATTAGCCACTAGATATACAAGAGGTATTTGTATTATTGGGCATATATATATGTGTAATAATCATGGATTACCTGATGATATGGATTTTGAACTAGAAGTTATAAATTCTCAGAAGGGTATTGGCCTTTCTACTAATCTCCCTGCTTTCACTATACACCAAAGTGAAATTATAAGAGATCCTAAAAACGAATTGGCTTTTATCCAAATTAATAAATTACCAGCAAAAAGAGATATATTGCAATATTTTGCTAAATCTCTGTTAACACAATCCCAAGATGGTTTCTATTTAGGTAGAGATAAAGAGGGAATAGTTGTTACTAATAATATGGCCCATTGCTTACATACAGTGCATCCCTGTCCAGATTCTATGTCTCGTGATATGTATCTTGGATATTCTTCGACAGAATGTGTCGTAGGAGATTGTGGAAGTGTACTTGTAATGGAAACAGGTTATGGACCTATAATTAGTGGTATTCATTATTTAGGTAAACCCGGAACTTCAATAGCCCTGAGCGTTGCTTTAACACAAGATATCATCAAATCTAATTTAAATAAGTTTGATGAATTTCAAATGCAATCGCATGAGCCTATGCTCAGCGCACCTAGCGCTAAGCGTGGTTTGGTTGAATTGCATCCTAAATGTGTCATGAGATTTATTGAAGATGGTATTGCGGAAGTGTATGGATCCTATTCGGGATTCAAACCTAATCCAAAGTCACATGTTCAAAAATCTGTTATTGCACAGAGTATGGTAGATCGTGGTTTTGAAATAAAACATGGTCCACCTCTTATGCGTGGTTACAAACCTTGGCGAAATGCAGCTGTAGATATGGCTGCACCCGTAACTGGTTTGGACACTGTTAGGTTAGATAAATGTACTAAAGCATTTATAGCGGATATCTTAAATGGTCTTTCTAAAGATGATTTAAAAGATGTTAAAGTCTATGATGACTTTACTGCTGTAAATGGTTGTGCTGGTGTAGCATATGTGGATAAAATAAATCACAATACTAGCGCTGGAGTGCCTTGGAAGAAATCTAAGAAACACTTTCTAAGAACATTACCTTCTCAATTTGGGTTTGACTTGCCCGTTGAATTCACAGAAGAGATTTCGGATCGATCTAAGAAAATCATAGAACAATATGAGGCTGGCTTTTTAGCTGCTCCTATATTTTGTGGTAATCTTAAAGACGAAGCGAAAACTTTTAAGAAAATCGCATCTGGTGGAACTAGAGTATTCTCTGGTTCTCCAGCTGATTGGTCGCATGTAGTTCGGAAATATTATCTTTCTATGGTGAGATTAATACAAAATAAACGATTTTTGTTTGAATCTGCACCTGGTACAGTAGCACAGAGCACTGAATGGGAACAAATAAGAGAATATCTTACTTTTTTTCAGATCTCAATCTAGTGGCTGGGGACTATAAAGCATTCGATAAGCGAATGCCTATGGACGTTATATTAGCCGCATTTAAAATTTTATATGCGATTGCTAAAGCATCTGGTAATTATTCTGAGGAAGATCTTCGTGTATTACGAGGAATTGCTGAGGATACTGCTAGTCCCTTAATTGACTTTAATGGAGATTTAATTAAATTCTTAGGTGGTAATCCTTCGGGACATCCACTTACGGTAATTATCAATGGTCTAGTTAATTGTTTATATATGAGATATGTTTTTGATATCTTAGGTGAAGAACATAACGTGTCTGTATATGATTTCAAACGTTTTGTGCATTTGATCACTTATGGTGATGATAATGCTATGGGCGTATCTCCTGAAACGCCTTGGTTTAATCATACTGCCATTCAAGCCGAATTAGACAAGATTGGTATAGTATACACTATGGCAGATAAAGAAGCTGAATCAGTACCCTTTATCCCTATCGATAAAGTTTCCTTTTTGAAACGCGAATGGAGGTGGGACGCTGATGTTGGAGCTTTTCTATGTCCCTTAGAATGGGATTCTATAGTCAAAATGTTGACTGTGAATGTTATGTCTAAGAGTGTTTCCGCTAGATTTCAAGCTATCCAAACTATTGGTACCGCAGTAAGAGAATGTTTTTACTACGGAAAAGATAAGTTTGAAGAGATGACTAATCTCCTTAAGGAGGTGGTCACTGAAAATGAATTAGATTGTTATGTTGAAGATTCTACATTTCCCTCTTGGGAATCTCTTCGCATAAAATTTTGGGAATCCTCAAAAGGTATCCCTTTAGAGCGTTTAAATAACGCATAATTAATATTTATAATTGTATGTTACATATTTTATTTTCATTTTCATTTATATATATAGCCCCTTAATTGGGGCACTGACCTGGGAAGTCTTTAAACTCACCCCCTTATATATAGCCTGATTAGCTTATATACTGTAAATCTAATTGCCAACACCAATAGCCATGCTGCCAATGAGGGCAGCCAAAGCAGAGGGTACTCGCTAGAAGATACCCAAGAGGGAGTGAATCCTCCTGTTCACGTTAAGGACAATTGTCTTTTTCGCGTTCCTATTAAGCATCACAAACGCATTATGGCGTTGTGTGCTGACTATCCGAGTCTCTGTGAGACGTGTTTAGATAGATTCTCTAATGTGAGATTTCAAATACAATCACAAGACACTTTTACCTCTATACCAATTACAAATTGTTTGTTTGAGTCCTATGCTAAAGATTTAGAGAAGATTAACGCTATGTGCGTATCTTTTCCTTTCTTTTGTGAGGAATGTCTAGATAGAATTATTAATTTGAAATATAATTTCCAAGTTCAATCAACAGATGTTGTCACTCCAGACACTTTAGATACTGTCACCGAAGAAAATATTGATTTTCACGATGAGAGTACAGGTATGGAAACAGGGTTTTATCGACAGTTAGATAATAATTCAACTTTAGATGAAACTCCCCTGGATTTGGCGAAATTTCTATCGCGTCCTGTTCGTATAGCCAATTTTACTTGGTTAGAGGCAGACGCTGGTGGAACTATACGCACTTTTTCCCCTTGGGATTTGTTTTTCAATGATACTCGTATCAAGAAGAAATTAGATAATTTCGCCTTTTTACAGTGTGATTTGAAAGTTAAGGTAATGATTAATGCTTCTCCATTTTATTATGGAGCTATGCTTATGCATTACCAACCTCTTCCCAATCTTACCCCAGATACAGCACCTTCAGATGTTAATCTTAGATATTTTATACCTATATCTCAAAGACCTCATTTGTGGATTTCTCCACAACATAATGAGGGTGGCGATATGGTCTTACCCTATTTCAATTTTAGAAATTGGTTGAGACTACAAATTCGTCAGGACTTTTTAGATATGGGTACATTACGTTTTGTAAATTATACTCTTTTGGACAGTGCTAATGGAGTTTCTGGTGCAGGCGTTACAGTTTCTGTATATGCTTGGGCCGAAAATGTCCGTATTTCTGGTCCTACACTTGGTCTTTCCATGCAATCTCAAGATGAGTATGGAACAGGTGTTATCTCCCAACCTGCTTCAGCTATTGCTAACGCAGCTAGTTATTTAGAAAATGTGCCTATTATTGGTAAATTTGCTACTGTGACTAGAATAGGAGCTTCAGCTATTAGTAGTATAGCGTCTCTTTTTGGATTCACTAATACTCCTGTTATTGCTGATACTATGCCTTTTAGACCATCACCATATCCACCCTTTTCATCAACTGATATTGGTTTTCCTGTTGAGAAATTAACAGCTGATCCAAAGAATGAATTAAGTATAGATCCTTCTATAGTTGGTTTGGATGGGAAAGATGAATTAATAATATCCAATATAGTTGGAAAGGAGAGTTTTCTTACTCAAGCTTCATGGACTACAGCTCTTGCTGCAGATGCTATATTGTTTACTAGTGTTGTAACTCCCAATTTGTATTCAGTTTCTACTGCTACAAATCCAGTACTTTTTATGACACCCACTTCATGGGTTGCTCAATTGTTTAAAGCTTGGAGGGGAGATATGATATTTCGATTTAAATTTATTTGTTCTCAATATCATAAGGGTAGAGTTAGGATATCATATGATCCTGCGGGAACTGCAGCTCAGAATTTAACAGCAGATGCTGTATCTTCTACGGTTGTATTTACTCAAATAGTGGATCTTAATAAGGATACTGACGTTGAAATCAGAATACCTTACCAACAAGCCATTTCCTGGTTATTAACAAGAACAGGAGAATTAACAACGGCATTAACTCCGTGGAGTGTGTCAGCTTCTCCTTCGTATGTTTTTGATCCAGGTTATCATAATGGTACAATACAGGTTAGAGTTCTTAATGCTCTAACCGCACCTGTAGCCACATCAACAATAAAAATGTTCGTTTTTGTTCGTGGTGCAGAGAATCTAGAATTTGCAAATCCTGCAGAGCCACCAGCTTATATTTCACCTTTTACGGTGCAATCACAAGATGTGTATGGCGAACCACAAAGTGTTGTGGTTGGTGCAGTGCGTTCATCCAATAGTGACAAGTATCTTGTTAATTGGGGTGAATCTATTCTATCCCTTCGACGCCTGATGAGGCGTACGAATCTATCCTCTGTGTGGTGTCAACCTGTATCCGGATCTGATGACAAATATACTGTCATAAGACAACGTTTTACAAAGTGGCCACCATACTATGGATATGATCCTGCTGGATTGAATAGTGCAAAAGGTTTAATTGCTACTGCTTCCAATTTTAGTTATAATTTTTGTCAATCTACAGTTTATAATTGGATCGCGCCTGCTTTTGTAGCACAGCGCGGTTCCATGATATGGACTTTCAATGTTGATTCAAATCATAATGCTAATGATGTAAAAGTTATTAGAACACCTCAAAATACTGGGGTTGCTACTAACACTGTAACTACATTTATTGGAGGCACACAATCTGCTGATGCTAGATACTTTCGTCTTAATACACAAGCCCAAGCGAGTGGTTCTGCTTTAACTAGTCAGGAAACTCAATTTGGTTTGTCTGTGCTGTGTCCGAATTATAATCCTTATAGATTTCAAACAACAGCACCAACTAATGCGACGAATCCTACTTCAGTAGATGCATCAGATCAAGATAATCTTATCTTAGAAATCTCACCCACTACAGGTAGTTCAGTTGCAGATACTACTATCCTTAAGATATGGAAATATGTATCTATAGGTACTGATTACAATTTACATTTCTTTTTGAATGTACCTGTTCTCAATATCCTATCAGCTGAACCAGTTGCTAATTAGGACCATTTGACCGAGAAGTCGTTAAACTCCTAGCCGATTCCCCAGGCTTATAGAAAGAGGGGTCGCTGTCGAGTCAGCCAATAATTAATACTCGGAGAATTGTATATCGGTTCTCGGTCGTAAGGCGCCCAGTTAGTCACGTAGTTGTGACATTATTTCAAATTACTATTTGGAGTTTCAAACCGGGTGCTTGCGCCCGGCGGAATTTTCCTCCAGATAAATATAGATATAATGTTTTACGAGACTGCTGTTTCCCTAGGG